TAGAATGGACTTGTCCTCTAGCTTTTCTCATCATATTAACTGCCTGAGTTGAAGGGCTAGATGGAACATAACTTGATCCACCACCTTGCTCTGCTACAGGCTCAGGAAGTCCCATATCATCTCCAGCAGTAGCTCCTTCATTATCCCCTGTATTTCGAGGGTTTAGGGCAGTTCCACTAGAAGGCTTTTTATTCCTAAGCCTATCCATTAATTGAGAGAACTGGGCACGAAACGATTCCATACTAATATCCCCCTGGCCTTGGTTTCTTTACAGTCTTTTTCTTATATCTAATTGCCATAACACCCTACCTCAATCCGTAATTTAAAAGAAAAGAAGCAGTAGCTTCCCCTATAAAAGCAGAAAGCTACCACTAATTTATCAATCTGCTATATCATCCGTATGTGGACGATTAAGCTCAAACTTAGCTAATCCAGTTGATGGATCATCTAACGCAGATGCACCTTTTGCATTATGCACTCGATCTCCAGCAACAACTGCATCATCTATTGAACCAGCTGTAGAAGTACCATAAACAGCAGCATTGTCAGCAAATCCAGCTTTAGCCTTACCAACAGCCGTGCCACTAATCTGATACCAGCCAAAGCTACTTGCAACATTAATCGACATTGATACAGCTACTGGGCCAATTGCATTAGCAACTAACAAAGCAGTAGTACAATCTTTTAGACTATATGTTACAAAACTACCAACAACCGTAGAAGCAACACCTTTCAAGTAAATAAATTCACCTGTTAGATATGTAGAATCCCACGCCTGTACGATAGAACCAAGGTCTTGTTCTTGACTAGTGCTAGTTGTAGCAATGCCTTGTCCACCATGAACTACACGAAAGCTCTGTTTCCATGCCATAGAGATATCCTCCTTTCTAGGTAATACTTGTCAAATAACCAAGTCGTCTTCGGTTATTAACAGTAGTTTGCCCCATGAAAAGAATCTTAGTCATACTAACATCCTGTCCGATTGGAGTTTGGAATCCAGCTGAATCCATTGTGAAATCTGCTTCACTATGAACACACCATTTTAAATGGCGAGGATCCAAGAAATACATTGCACCAGCAGTACAACGGTTATCAAAGATTAACGGAACTTCATTAAATGTAACATTCAAGAAGCCAGCATCCATAACCATTGTGTTCGTGTAACGTTTTTGCCCCTGCTGATCTGCATTATACAGCTCATAAACAGTTGGCGAAGTGAATATAACTCTTGGAAATCCGCCCTGAATCCGAAGTTGATTATACATATTATCCATCTTAGTAACACCAGCAGATGAAAATGTAATCGTATCAGTTACAGGCGACAGCCAAGTTCCGCCCAGATCAGTGACAGCTAATCCACCAGTAGCTGCCGAATTAGAAACATGCAGAGGCAAGCCACTGATGTTTTTACCAGAGTTACCAACTGAAGCAGCCCACAGATCCGTAGAAAGCCTTTCGGACAAAGAAGACTCAAGCTGAGTTGTCTTTGCTCCAAGCAAGTTAATCAAAGCATGTTTGCCTCGATTGGATCGTTTTTCTAGTCCAGTTATACCAACTGTACCAGAGTACTGCGACCATGAAAACTTTGCATTGGACATACCATCTTGAAGAGTGGTATCAATTGTTTCTGCCCCTGAATACGAATCTACTGTTGAATTAGACTCATACAAAATTGGCTCTAATATGCTTTCACCACCAGAAAGAACTCGTTTAGGCGTTTCTGCCTTACCAGTTGCTTTCCCTAGTTTGCCATTATACCATGACAAAAGAGGCTCTTCGATAAAGATATTATCTTGAAGAGTAGGCATGTATTCTTGCATAGTAGTAGTCAATAGGGCGTTATAGGTTCTAGTTTCAGAACGATTTGCCATTAGATCTACTCCTTAATTATCGTTTACGTTGTCGCCCACGAAAAGCCGCTTTTCTGTCTGCTATTTTCAAAGCATCAAACATACTCTTCGGTTTCTTAAACGCAGGCGTGTTAGCCTCCACTGAACCACTCGATGGAGATCCTGTTGACTTCCTTCTTTTCCCAGTAGTCTTATTTTGGTATTTGCTGATATAGTAATCTTCAGCTTTACCGTCCTCTCTTAGAGACTTATGAAATAAATCTTCCATGACTTGGTAAGTGGGATTATCCAGCTGCTCCTTGGGAAGACTCTTAGCTAACCGTTCAATAGATTCTAACTGATCGGTAAATTGCTCCCCATAATTAGTAAGCAGGTCATCTGCGATAACATCCAAGCCAGACTGACGGACCTGATCAGTGAGAGGCTCTAGTTCATTTTTCCTTAGTTTGTTCATTTCTCCACGAAGTTCATCTCTAACAGTCTGCTTTACTAAATCAAGGGCTTCCCTTTGATCTCCGGTTAATTTTGACTCATCAACACCAGGTATAGACTGTCCTGATTTCTTCATAGCTAAGGATCGGAACTCTGGATCATTCTGGATAAAAGTTAAAGCTTCTACCACTTTATCGAGACCTCCTAAGGGAGCAAGACGGCCCTCAATCTCACTTATATTCCCCTCCAGTTCGGAAGCTCTGTTCTGAGTCTTAGAATACATTGACTGCATTTCTCGATAAGATTGTGAATCTTGACTGTGCTGGTCTTCAGAGGATTCCTCGTCATCAGGTTCTTCCTCATCTTCAAATTCTTCCTCATCGTCCTCATACAGTTCTCCATCATCATCTTCATCTTCCAATACATCCCGACCATAATCACTCTCTGATCCGAATCCATCGTCATCTAGTTCAGGTACAATATCTGAACCTCTTGAAGCTGTTTCTGGTTCTGAGTTTAGATCTTCTACTTGTGACATTGTTTCCTTTCTAGGCGTTGTCGATTATATCGTTCGCCAGTTTTCGTCTTTTATCGTTCTCTCTTGTAATTAAGTGAGTTGTCGATATTGTTTCCTTAGGTGATAATTCTTCTAAGTTTTTCTCCTTTTTAAGTTGACTTTCTTGTTTTTTACTTTTTACATAAGAATTCAACCCTGGATCATAATGACCATAGATTTCAGGGGCTGATTTACATGTTATTTGGGTAACTCCATAAGCTCCACATGAACTACAAAGTAATTTATCTTTATTATCTACGCTAGAAAAACCTTCCCATTCATTATCGCACTTTGGGCATACTAAATCATATATTGGCATTACTTAGAACTCCCAGTTTTTTCTTTTCGTTTACTTGCTGTAAGATCCAAAACTTTCATCAATAAGCTATTTTGCCTATTAGCATCATCTGATTTTTCTTTGGTATCCGTAGCATCAGCAGTAGTAGCTCCCTTAACTTGAGCAACTTGAAGGTCAGTTTGCGATTTAATCATGGTTTTCTTAAGATCAGTCTGAGTCTTCATAGTAGGTTCAGCTAATCTTGCTTGCTCTTGCATCTGCTGATTTTGCTGGCTTTCTTTAGCTACTTCTCTAGGATCTCTTAATAACCTACCCATCAAATGTCCAAATCCAAACTTCTCAAATAAAACTTTAGTTAGTTCAGCTCGGTTAATTAATGGATTATCAGCAGCCATATTACCTAACAACATCGCATCAGCTTTTTCTGTATTCTCATCTAAGTGTCTTGTCGAACCAACTTTAATCTGAAATTCATACTCACCAGCTAACAAATCTTGATCTATTTTCATAAAAGGTAATTTTTCTTGTATAGTACCGCCTTCTACTTGCTGTGAATTCTGGCCGTCTATTAATAAATCAGGATTGTTTAATGCTAATTCAGATGCTTGGGCTGGATCAAGTGGAATCTCAGACTCTTCACTAACCTGTTGCGCTACTTTTGCTAGCTTAGTCAAAACCTTCCCTTCAAATCTCTCGACTGCTCTAGACCTAGCTGAATGTTTAGCTGTTGAACCTAAAGAAATCTGTTGTGCTTCTTGAGCAGTTTCTACATTCTCAGGATTCCCAACCATAAACTGATCTACACCTACTTGCTGTAGAATATCTCTTTTTAGGTTTTGGATCACATTCTGAAGCTCACCAGCACCTGGAGCTGTTGATAACAAAGAAGCAGCAGTTGATGTATCACCTTTTGTGTAGATATAAGACCATGCTGGCCCTTCAGCCCATTTTTCGACATCTTGCCCCGGTGGAAACTTTTTCTTATCCAGTAAAAGCTTAACATTAGATTGAATGTCAGCATGATCTATCTGTAAAGACTCAAGGAAATTCAAAGCTCTTTGTTTTGATAAATACAAACCAGTATCAGCTAAAGCATGTTGCTTTAATGGATTAAAGTTATACCATAACACATCCACTGGAAACCCATTCCCTGTATACTCTAAAGGCCATTCTTTTTCTTCCCTTAGAAACTTATCATGTGTTAAAACAATCGTATATAAAAATTGATGCTTCTTATCCCAAATATCATAACCTTCAACTGCCTCAGCCCATTTAGATGAATTATTAGTATGAGGTTGACCTACTGACATATCACCTGCATTAAACTTTAACTTCTGTGTAACCTTATCAAAAGCTACTGTTCCATTGGGTTGTAGATTTGAAGTATTTTTAAATCTCTTATCATCCTTAACTTCTTGTAATTGTCTTTGCCACTTAATAGCAATCCATCTGTCTTTCTTTAGATCTGGATCCATAGCCATAGGATCTCTTAATAGAAAATCAGCATCAAGTCTTTCACATACAATGTTTTCACTTTCTATTAAATCAACTGTAAGGCCACTTTCTGTTTCAACTTCAAATGTCTCCATATCAAACCCAGTATAAACACAACCATCATGGGCTATTAGAGAATCATCAATTACCTTCTTAAACTCAACTTCTAAGTCTAACTTCTTAAATAAAAAATCAATTAATATCTTTAATCTAGTCGCGGCTATTGCAGGGTCTACTTGTTGGCCATCAATTAGTACTTTAGAAGTCAACGGCTTAACAAAAGTTTCTGGCCTTGACATACCAATTGCTGGGCCTAATGTAGAAACAACCATATAAACCATATTATCAACTATCTCATGATTGTAGCTAGCTTTGTCATCTTCAAGCCATTGCTTACCTTCATATGCTTCTCTATACATTAAAAGCTCTTTACCTTTATTTTCATCATGGTAAGCTTGAGCCATTCCGATTTTAGCACTCCACACATTGTAGAGGTCGTTTTTATCAGTTGCGTCTTTATCTTTTTTATTTGCCATTATTTTTGGATTCCCTGATTTTTTTAATTAATTTGTGCATTGCTTTATTATGAGGAACTGGAAGTAATTTACCATCCCCTCTAGAATTCATTTGCCTAACTGAATCTGTCCTTTGACTTCTTTCCTTAGAAGCAAGAGTTGCTTCAGCTTCTGTATCATAAAAAACAGGCTTCTTTCTTTTCTTATTTTTCTTAGAGAACGCAGCATTTTCAGCTGCCTTAACAGACCTAAACCCAACCGTATTAATTACAGCGTGCTTCCCATCATACTCAAATGTTTCACTCTTTTCATGGCTCAATTTGTTATCATACCTCGTTTTTTACTTCCGCGCATATTCCGGATGATAAAGTTAAAAGAACCTTCCGGTGCATCATTTATTTTATCCCTCTCATAAGGAGAAGGTAATGACATAATCAAATACCTCAAAGCATCACAAGCATGATCTTTTAGCTTTCTAGCTTCTTCTTTTGGATTGGAGTTCTCGTCTGATAAACGCTTCCATATATATTCAGGAAGCTCGGTAAGTAAGTTGATACATCGAGATGAGAAGAAGATCCTAGGGCTTCCCATCTTTCCGGTAATTGGGTGTATATGGTTGGGGTCGATACGTATGTACTCACCAACTCTATTCCACCCTGCTTCTTTCGAATTGTTTGCTGGCCCAAGAGGTATTCCATATTCTTCGTACTCCTCAAAGATGCTCCAAGGCATCCCATTTTTCTCTCTAGTTTTAGCCATCATTGATGGATCGGCTTCTATGTATTGAAACTTTTCTATATCAAATTTACCTAAGATTTCAGAACAATGTGACGAAACTAAACCTTTAGAATAGTATTCATCAAATATAAAAATATTCCCATCCCCGTCTGTATATCCTGCAATAAAAGCAGTAGGGTTAGTTTGTCCATGATCCAACCCTGCAATTGGGTCAGATTGAAGCTTTGTAGGAGGAAGTATGTCGAAATCACTACTTTCATTGGGGTAAACGTGAACAGCCCTATCAAAATCTGGCCAGACTTGTCCTTCAACTGCATCCCAACTTCCTTCAACATATCGCTTTACCCATGAAGCTGGATTATCCCTTGATAACTCATCCAAGTAGTCTGGAGGTAGATAAGGGTTATCCTTAATTAATGATTGAACAAAAATATGAGATTCTCGTGGAATCCCTAAGAAATGTGGAGTAACAAACTCATCCTTTAGCCATCCAGGTTCTGGGTTACTCGCATACATCCCAAAATACTTAGGAAATGATCCATCTGGTAATTTTAATCTAAGCCTAGCCTTAAGCATATTTACAACCTTAGCTGGAGCTTCACTTGCTTCATCTACTCCATACCACCCGATTTCCAATGACTTAATTCTATCTTGATCTTCGGGTGTTACGCCAAGGCCGCCATACATTATCATACTTCCATTTATAAGGTGGATTTCTTTTTTTGTTTGGTTGTGGCCGTTCTTCGCTATAATCTTCTGACCCATCATGTCTTCCACTTCCGTAATCGCCCCCATTAATGTATTGAGCGTAGTTCTCCGAAAAGCTTCTGCTTCTGCGCGACATAAAAACCCCCTATTATTTGGGAATAGAAAAGAAAGTCTTAAACCTTCTGCACATATAGCTCTTGACTTACCACCTCCAACCCCACCTCCAAATAGCTTATACTTTTCAATTGCATCCCTGAAAATTATCTGCTTATCTGTTGGGCCTTCCTTACCGTAAAACGCATCAACGCTTACGGGGGGTTTTGGTGGCTCTGATTGTAACAGGGTGGATTCCACTATTATTTGACCTTGGTTTTAATTTATCAGTTTTAGGTTTCTTAATACTTGTTAATCTAGTCTCTTCATGATGGGTGTAGTTAGTCATGTAATCTCTTTCAGACTTTTCTTCTTCAACTAAATTCCCATTAGCACCTATTTCTCGTAGATTATTCATCTTTCTCCTTGTACTTACCTTGGAATCTCCGTTCGATTTCTCTCTTAGTCAAAGGTACAGAATCTTTGGTAAGTTTAGTTTTACGATTTGCTTTTTTAGTTGCCGCAGCTTTTTTAACTTTTTCATTGTATTGCTTAGCCATTACACCAATAGCAGCTGCAGGAACTGCAACTCCAGTTGTTTTTAAGGCAGTGTCTGCAAGCATTTGAGCATTGGATGGTTTACGTCTGTCCACTTTGCTTCTTTCAGTCTGCTTTCGTGTTCCAGCTTTATCAAAATAAGTTCCTTCTTTTCTAAACCTATCGGATGTTTTTCTCCCTGCATATGAGCGTTCGGAGTATCCACTTTTTTGGCTTGGAAACGTATGTCTTTTTAACATAGTGTGCATTCTAGCATTTTCATCCCCAGCTTTAGGATTCTCCATCGTATTATCATACTCATTCTTCCCACGACGCTTTTCATCCCTAGCTTTATTCTTCATGCTCTTCATCTTTGATCTAATTTTACTTATAATATAATTTTTCAAAGGCATTGTAAACTTTTCCTTTATCCGTTATCTAGAACTTTATAGTAAATAGTTAAATTAATAGTACCAACAACGAAATCCACAGATATACCCAATGGACATGGAATTCCTCTTTCACCAAACCATATCCCTCCCCCACCAGAAACTCTACCACCTGCAGAGGCAACTTTGCCAGCTGCTGCACCAGTAGCACCATTAACAATCATAAAT